CAGAAACGCCAACCTTAGAGTTTGGGTGAGGGTTGGGGTGTATTATTTATATTTATTGTGCCTAACGGTTTAGGTATGGCAAGTTATTTTACGATATAATAACTAATAAATTTATAGATATGACTAAAGAAGAAATGAGAACAGAAAAAAGCAGGTTAATGATTAAGTTAAAGGCTAGTGGCTTTATATCAAATGAGACAGAATCAGATATGTTTAACTTTGGATTTGAGGAAGCAGTAAAATTATTTACTATACCTGTTGTTAGCAATCATGTTTTTTGCCCTTATTGTGGAATGAAAAGGGACTATGTAGTAACAACAGATATAAATAGTGGTAAAGCCTGTAAAAACCCTTTATGCAAAGGCAAATAAATGCACCATTAGGATAATAATTATATTTACCTATAACGGTTAAGTAAAGAATACTAAGTAATTTAAAAAATATGAGACAGTTATATAAAAAAGATTCTAAAGGCAAGACTCGTATCTGGACTATAGATGTAGTGGCAGATACTATTATAGAGCAAAGTGGGTTACTTGATGGTAAACTAGTATCCCATACTAAAGTAATTAAGGGTAAGAACCTTGGTAGATCTAATGAAACTAATGCTCATCAGCAGGCTCAGTTGCAGGCTATGGCTAAGACTAAGAAGAAGAAAGATGAAGGCTACTTTAATACTATTAAGGAAGCTGAGACTAAAGTAGTCATTCTTCCTATGCTTGCTAAGGATTATAAGAAAGAGTGTAAGAAGATTAATTGGAAAGATCTTGTGCAAACTCAACCTAAACTTGATGGTATGAGAGCTCTAGGTGTACAGGATGATACCTTCATGTCTAGGACTGGTAAGAAGATTGAGAACCTTGATCATCTTTATAAGGAGCTTAACATACTAAGAAAGTTACTTGGACATATTCCAGATGGTGAGTTATATGCCCATGGAGTATCTTTCCAGGATAACATGAGGCTTATCAAGAAGTATAGGCCAGGAGAAACTGAGAGTGTCGGATACCATGTATATGATGTAGTCAGTGATCTACCATTTGCTCAGAGAAATCTGATGTTAGCTAAAGCTTTTGAAAACTATGCATTCGAACGTATATCATACGTAGAGTCTAGTATAGTAAGTAGTGAAGATGACCTAGCTTACATACATAAGATCTATTTGAACGGAGAATATGAGGGATCCATTATTAGATGGGGAACTGCTGGCTATAAGATTAATGGTAGAAGTTCTAACCTACTTAAGTATAAGGATTTTCAGGATATAACTGCTAAGGTTATTGATGTAATCCCTTCTGAAGCTAGACCTAAGCAAGGCGTAATAGTCTGTGAAGGATTCAAGGCTTCTTTGAAAATGTCCCATGCTAAGCGTGAGGAGATATTAACTAATAAAGCTGACTATATTGGACAGACTGCAGAGATTAGATTCTTTGAGTATACTGATAGTGGTATACCCAGGTTCCCAGTATGTGTTGGATTTAGACTAGATAAGTAATATGAAAACAGTAGATATAACTAGTACTGCAGATTTAAAAGAGAAAGTATCCGATGTCCAAGTATTTGGTAATGGAGATACTTGGCAACTAATCTGTAAAGCTTCCTCTGTGAAAGAGGGGTGGATGAAGAGCACTAAGGCCATGGAAACTGGTAATGGTGTAGTAGTTCAAGTTACTACCCAGCAATGGGATCAAGTAGCTGAATCATTGGTATTTGTACCTGGAGCTTCTGTATATGAGCACAATGGAATTAAATCCATTAAAGTAAATTAATGTAATAAAGGGAGGGCTAAATGAATAGCTCTCCCTATATATTCGTGGGGTGTCTGCGCTCACATACATTCGATGCTATTAATCACCTGCAAAGAAGATCAACTTATCCTCTGGGTGTAATAGTCCTTCTATGTGATGATATACAGGAACTAATTTAGTAGTCCTCTTGTATAGCTTAGTTCTACCCTTATACCAACCACGCTCATATACGTCATTCCACTGCCAGAACTTAAACCATGTTACTAAGGATTCTATCTGGTTCATTGCGGGAACAGGACTCTGTGCTATCCTAAGCATCTCACTCGTTCCCATGAGTGGAACATAAACAGCAAGTTCAGTTACTAGTCTATTCACCTGATAAGCTGCCATATTAAGTGCCCAGTTCTCATCATCATCGTCAGCTAGATTAGTAAGTATATGTGCTAATGTAATAGCAGCTATAAGATAAGCTGACTCAGACATCATACGCATCATATTAGCCTTTTGATGAGGCTTTAGCTCGCCCCAATGAGCTTTAGCTAAGAATTGTCCTTTCTTCAAGTCATTGAGCAACTGTCCGATGAAGTGGAGAGTAGTAGTATAGAAACCCTCTGTATGAACTTGCCCCTCAAAGTTATAACGACCCTTTTGAAAGCGCCTATTAAAACCAGGCTTCATCCATTTACGGAACATAATAGCTAATCGCCCTAGAGCATATCTCTGCATAGCAGCTCTATCCCTTTGGTTATAGATACCGTGGAGCCTCTTGTTAACAAAGTTCTGCTTACGAACATACTCATTAAAGTCTCTTTCAATGAATAGCTGGCCATCTCTTTCACCACCTGCATAACGTAATTCTTTCTTTATCACAAGTTTATTACCAACTACTTCATGAGCTTCATATAAGTTCATCACATTACCCTGCTCATCCTTTACCTTAATAGTGTTAGCTATAGCTAAAGATGTTCTAAGCTGCATTTGATGTTCACCAGCATGGTTAATAAAGAATAGTGCACTAAGGTTAAATAATTTACCTGCCCTAGTCTTACGAGTAGTATCGATCTCTCTAAGATCTGAGCTAAAAGATTGCATAGTATCAGCCTTCTCAGCCCATAGAGTCATCTTATTCTTTTGATCACGTAAGCCAACTTCACCAAGTACTCCAGGTAATTCTGTAGCATAAGTTTTGTCCGCCCATAGTACATCCTTATGATCATAATATTCTCCAGCAATAGCTTCCTGTCTAATGAGTATATTACCTAAGATAGGATTCTGTAATCCAGCATATACGTTAAAGGCCAGACCATGGATAGATACAAAGCGTCCTAATGTGTCAATCACTTTAGCTTTATCTACCTCAATACCTAAGATAGGTATCGTCCATTTTCCTTCATTTCTCTTAAGCTGACCATAAATTACCATATCATAGTAGTCTGTTAGTCGCTCATAGGCCTTCCCACCAGCTTTATCAGATCTAGCTACTAAGTTCTCCATACGTTTAGCTGCAGACCCAAGTACTTCACCTACTCCTTTACCAGAGGAATCCATTTCTCCAATCGTACGCTTGCCAATCATATCTTTACCCATCTCTAACACATCAATGATCATATTCATATCATGATAGTCATGGGCCATAGCTGAAAACATAGACATAGTAGCAACTATATCAGTAGATAAGCTCTTCTTATCTTTCACTTCATTAATGTATAGTACAGGTAAGAAGCTAATAGGATTACCTTCCTCATCGGTTAGTACCTTTTGTTGCTCAAGTTGAGCTCCACGTTCTGCTTCATCTTCCCTTACTCTAAAAGCATCCCCTACTTCCTTTTGTATCTCTTGTACATCCTTAAGTGTCTTAGCAGACTTTAACCTCTCAACAAGATCCTTACGTATCTGCGGAGCCATAAACTCACGCTGAAACTTACCAGGAAGTAGTGCATCTAATTTATCCTTCATCTCTCTGATAACATTAAAGAATGTCTCTTGAGCTTCTGTTAGATCTAGTGGCTGACCATACTTCTCTGTACTAGGCTGTGCTAACTCAGTACGGAATACTTCCACACCTAAGTAAGTAGTAAACATATTACGCTTTACCCAAGCTTCATACTGTTCAGCTGTTAACTCTTCCTTCTTCTTAGCCATAATCTCTTTAGCGTCAGGCCTTGCTTCAGAATGCTCACTATACCAACCACCTACATCACTATCGTACTTTCTATCAAGTTCTTCCTTTAATCTCGATAAGAATAAATTATCGTCAGCAAAGTTCTCATCTGCCATAGCTAGTTCAGCTTCTTTGACTACATCTAAGTTCTTAGCACCTTTGTACCAAGCAGCTAGTTCGTCTGCATTTAAGAAATCAAATGGGATCACTCTTCCTGTATTAGGATTAGTAGGTAGACCATACTTCTTTTCCATCTTGTCAAAGAACTCAGCCTTATCCTTATCATACTCACCCCAGTTATGATCAGATATTAAGTTGCCTGTAAGACCCCCATCTTCATGACGTTCATATATCCAGTCTACTTCCTGTTCTCCAGAATCCTCAAGAGCTTTCAAAGCATCCTTAAGTATCTTCTGGTCTTGTATAGACTTTATACGAGCTCCTTCTTTAGTATCAGCCACTGCTTCATCTACCAACTTGAGTACATCATCAGATGATTCAGCCATAGCATCTAACCAGCGTTCAAAGAATCCTATATCACGCTCAGCAAACTGTAATGACTTAGTTAATTGCTTTTCATCATACTGATCTCCAGCAAATGGTTGCAAGAACTTAGCAAAGATGGGTACACCCATTTCATAATAGCTAGCTTCAACCCTACCAATACTCTTCTGCATCTCCTCAGCAAATTCAAGAATACCTTTCTCTACATTAGTGAGTCTACTTAGGTCAGCCATCGAAACATCTATTACTTCTATATTAGCAGCATCCCCTGATGTATATAGTTCTCCTCGTAACTCTGACGTTAGCATCTCTATAATAGGCTTATAAGCTAATGCATAGGTCTTCAACTCACGAAGTTTACCAGTTATATGACTCATAGAGTACATCTCATCATCACCTGCCATAATTTCCCTAGCTTCCTGTATCTCAGCCTCAATAACTTTCATCTCCTTAGCCATAGTCTGTAAGAATTGAATAACTCCTAACTCACTAGAGTTAGCTTCAAACTTTTTCTGCAGCTCATAATAAAGCTTACGATCAGCGCCTACAAAGTCTTGTTTACCGCGACCTCTATATATACGCATTTTCTTATTGATCGCCCGTAAGGCAGTTTGTAAGGACTTCTGCATAGGAGACAGATCATCTTCTGATAGATTAAAGAACTTAGTCTCTTTTGTTTTAGCTAGAGTTTCCATATTCCCTTTCAATTCTCCTGAAAGAATAGATACAGCAGTAGAGCCAAATATCTTCTCTACCTCTGCTTGGAATACCTTCTCATGTAAAGGCTTAAAGATTGCTAATACTTTATTAACTATCTTGCGTAGAATCTTTACTACAGCTAAGTCACCTTCTTGTTCATACTTCTTAATAATATGTTGTCCAAGTAATTTACCAGCAGCTTCCTTCTTAAGTTTATTAATGTCCCCACCATAAGCACTGAAGTAAGTATCATAGTCTTTACCTAAGATCTCAATGTATCTCTCATCGATCGCCTTAAGCATCATCTTAATTAAAGGATGTTCATCCCCTAAAGCTTCCATAAAGAAGTGAGAGAACTCTTCAGGTAATGTAGTGATATCTTCTTTACCCTTAGCAATACGTACTACCTTATCTAACATATCTGCAACAGATACAGCGTCATAGCCAGTGTGTTCTATTAAGGAATCTAGACTCTCAACACTAACACCTAACTCAGCCAGTAAAGAAATTAGTCTTTCATTAAGTTGTTTATTAGCAGCTTTCTTAGATTGCTCTGTAAACTGAAATAATTTACCTTGGTTGTTCTCTGTGATCACATACGTGTAGAGGTCAGCTTGGCCAACCTTTTTAAACTCAATACTGTGAGCAGTACCGTTAATTTGATTGAACTTCTTAAGCCTGGCCAGAGCATTAACCCTTTGTTGATAGGATACCTCTTTCCTATGTAGACCTAACTGCTTTTTTAAAGGAGCAGGTTTACTAATAGGAGCAGCCTCCTTAGCTAGCTTCTTAGCTTGGTGTGCTTTAAACCCTGCTATATCTGCTTTAGAACCTGCTATATAAACTTGGTTAGGATTAAATACCACAGTAGCTATATGAGTATCACTAGTCTTTATATTGATTCCCCCATCTACTGTATTATCTTTCTTACGTGCCTCACTTAAACTATACCTATCATGCCCAGCTGGGTTTTTAATATTCAGTATAGCATAAATAGTCTCAGTTCTAGTAGCATAATCTCCTTTTTCCTTCCAACTAGAGTTTATACTAAAGGATAAATCTGATTCCAGTGGTTTATTTATTTTAAACTCACTATCTAAAATACTCTTTTTGTTAGCCTCGGTTGTAAAATGATACATAAATCCTCTAACCTTGCTCTCAGGGAATATAGTATTAAGATATTCTCTATACTCTTTCTCTGTACCTAACTTAAGTAACTCAGGAGTCTCCTGCATAACTTCTTGCACCTCGTTAGTCTTGCCTGGAGAAGCAAACAAGTCCTCAGGTGGAGCACTTACTTCAGGTACACCTTTAGTTCTGAGACTAGCCTCATCTTCTTTAGATTCGAAAGCTTTGTTATCTTCTAGTATACGTACCCCAATATCCATACCTTGTGCTAAGGCTGACTTACTTATCTTAGGATCTCTACCCAAACCTTTAGTAAACATCCTAGTTAAGATGTCCAAGAATTCATCCCATAAATTAGTGAATTTCTTTTCCTCAGTAGCTGGTTGCTCTTTAAGGAACTTAATAAGTTTAGGACTAGTAAAGATACCAACCATGAATTCTTCTAGATTAGAAAAAGCATATATACCTTCAGGAGCTATTTCCTTAAAGTGGTTATATAAATCCTGGAGTTCTTTAACATTAGTAGTACTTTGATTAATCATCTCCACAGATATAGAATGTAGTATCTCATGCAAAGCAGTCTCAGCTACTTCTTCTACATCCTTTTTAGCTACTATATGTATTTCTCTAGTTCCGTGATTATAATTCCCAACAGGAATAAATCCTCCTGTGGTTATACCCCTAGCTAAAGCAACTTCATCAGACACCCTCATCTTATAAGACTCTGATTCTGGTACAATCTTTACCTTAATTTCATCATGAATTAAAGGTAATAATCTACGTGCTAACCTAACAAATCTAGGAGATAAGTTACCCTCCTCGTTATTAGCTAGTTTAACAAGAACTTCTTCTACGGTATATTCATTACTGAACTTAATAGGCGTGTCATCAACCTCTGCGGTTAAAGCAGCGTTAGTCACCAGAAAGTATTCTACTTCTTCCATAGGGGGCATGATCGAATCATTAGCTATAAAGAATTTATAGGCATCTAATTCACCTAAGCCTTCTACTAATGCTTTCCATTCAGGACTATGTATGTTAGGACAATTAGCCATTACTTACACTCCTTTCTACGTTCTTCTGCAACTTCATCAGACATATTATTAAATTTATCAATTACACTATTAAATTCTCCTGGGCTAGCAAAATCACTCCAGTCTGTCAATCCCTCTCCGAGCTCATGCTCATCAGGTAAAATTGGAGGAGGTGCACCATCAGGTACATTCTCAGGGCCTTGAGGCTGCTGTAATGTAGGACTGTCTATCATGAGAGAACTCGAAACAGTTACTGATTTACTAATCAGCCCAGTCTTATTAGCATTCAACTCAGTCTCTAAACCAAAGTTATTCTTTAACTCTGTTTGTAGCCACTCAGCAAATCTAGTAGGCAGCTTAGCTTTATCAGAAGCAAACCCTTTAGGGAATACTATAGGCTTGTTTAAAGCCTTAAGTTCCGCAATCAATTTTGTGTTGACTTCAGTAAATTCTTTAAAGTCAGCATCAGTATCCTGATAATCTACATTCTCCCTAGTATTATAATCATACTTTTTCTTAGTAACAATAGCATATGCATTGCTTAATCCTCTAATAATTGCTGAACCTCCACCCTGTCTATCAGGGAATGCTGTAATACTATGAGTATTCTCAGTAAATACATAAGCAGTTTCTGGATCAGCTTCAACATTCTTTCTAGTATAATTACCTGAAGTTATGCTAACCTCTATTGTAGGAGCTCCATCAAAAGGTACCTCAGCTTGTGCTAGTATTTGCTCAGGCACTTCCCCATGAGGAGCAGTAGGCCGAGCTTCATCAAGAAGCTGCTGAGTCTCCTTTAAATCCTGACCAACTTGTACTCTATTTGCATTAATAACACTCTCAGTACCTTCAAACATTGTGCCATCAATAGGAGCAGTGTACTCTGTTACACGATGAGGAATACCTAACTTACTTACCTTCTCATAAACACCATCTTCTGTATGCTTAAATAAATACCAGACACCGCTAATATTTGCTTTAACGTAAGGAGCGAAATATGTTATTTCTTCGTACTTTATCTTAAATAAACTAGCGTCCTTCACAGTAGTAGGATCTACTAGGAATCCCAGAATAGCTCCCTTTTTATTCCTGATATAGTCACCGCTAATATTACTTAAATCTCTGTTAACACCTGTAACATACTTATCTTCGTACCAGTGGTTTCTATAGAACTGATCTATGAACATGCCAAAGTCAGTCATATCAACCTCACTATTATTCTCTAGTACTTCAGTTTTTAAGAAAGTATTGAAGTCACTAAACTGAGTGTAGTAACTAACAGGTATGAGATGCCCAAATGAGAAAGGGTTAAACCCAAAACCATGAGTATACATCACATACTTAACTAGCTTCTCACCAATTTCTTTCATCTTAGGATCTTTATTTCCTAGTAAACCTTCCCAATGCTGTACTAACATATCCTTATGATAAGAAGATAAGCTTCCTGTGTTATCAAACCTCAATGAAGGTATAGGTGATTTATCATCTGATGGAACAATAGCTATCCTTCTAAGGAATTCATCTTCCTTTAGTCTAGGATTATCACGCATAGCTTTCGTAAACTCTGCAGGAAAGTTATTAATAATATCAGACTTATCTGATGGATCAAACAGTGGAGTAAACTTCTTAGATAGGTATGATAAGTATTGATAGTTTATAAACTCTATCTCATCAATTCCTATATCCTGATCAATCAAGGATGAGTTCTCCATTATCCGCTTCTTAACAGCTTTGAATTCCATATTAAACCATGGGAACATAGCTGATATTCCATCAAATCTACTTTCAGCATGAGCTTTAAGTTCCTCTTCAGTCATAGATTCCCTCTGTTTCTGAGTTAAATCTGGATCACCATACACAGGTTTATCTAAACCATTTTCATAGAAGGAATCCATAGTAGGATAATCGGATTTAGCTGGGCCCTGCTTACGTACAGATCTAGTAAACTTACGTCCCTCACCATCTTCAGAGAGTTGTTTTGTTGGGATAATATTCTTTAATCCTTTAACACCTCCAGGAGCACCTTCATGCTCCATTGCTTTATCGATCTTCTCCATTAGGAACTCAGATCTAGCAAGTGTAGGGCCTAAGCTACCATTAGGACGATCAAACTTCAAGGCACTCACTATATCATTAAGTACGGCACCTTTCTTACTATGTCTTTTAAACATTCTAAGTACATTAAGCTGATCCACAAAGTAATCATAATGAGTTTCATACACTTTCTTTAAAGCATCTTCTCTTTCAGTCTCATCTGTAAGTGCCTTAGCATTAGCTAATTCTTGAGCAACCTTTTTACCAGTAGTAATATTGTTTAACATGGTATTAGTGTTCAAGTTAACATGAACCTTTGTGTCACCTCTATTCGTGTACTTACTTATGCCATCTCCAATCTCCTTAGTTAACTCTACTAAAGCTTGTGCTTCAGCTTTTCTATGTCCACCATAGTTATAGTACCTTCTATTAAGTTCCTTAATTATAGGCTGCGATGTAAAACTAAAGATAGTTGTTTCACTATAACCTAGAGAGGCTAGTAAAGCAACTGTATCTGCAGTATACAATGACATATTAATAATTGAGGCAATAGGATCTTTAGCATTATCTACAGCAGCAGATAAGAAAGATGATATTACCCTGGAAATATAACCCTGCCCATCAATAGTTTTAACACCATTGATCTTAGTAGCTTTATGTCCATCGAACATAATAGCATTATTGAATTCTACTTCACTCCACTGCAGCACTGCATGTGCAGTATTATGATTAGCGAATACAGAAATGAGTTCCTTACCAGTCATATTACGAGTAAATTGCTCTACCCAATCCTGACGTAAGTGAAGGTTAAGAGGCTTCTTAGCTTTAACCTCTTCAGCTAAACTATTGAGTTCATCATCAGTTAAGTTACTAATATCTTCGTATAGATTACCATCTTCCAATAGAGTAATTATATTACCTATCTTCTTAAGGTTATCGAATCCACCTGGATTAATAAACTTATGGAAAGTAGTTTGATGAGTCATGATTGACCACATAATATCTTGTAAACCATTAGCTCTTTGTGCCCTAGAACTACCCTCAATATCATCTAAGTCATACTTCTCTTTCTCAATAGTCTGTAATTTATATCCAGCATCAGCTTCGAGTAACGCATTAACAGCTTTCTTAATGTTGCGATCTTCTCCTTTTAACTGGCTAAGATTATTATTAAGTACAACACCTAAAGTCCTATCACTAACATGATTGAAGCCCTTCTTTTTAAGTGCCTCTTTAATAGCAGCTTTGTCTACCACAGTATTGAAGTTGGGTATCATAACAAATAGCTTATCAATATCAAAGTCAGATCCTGCTATAGTAGTAATCTCAGAAGGTAACATAATAGATGCTCCAGACTCTTGAGGTAGAAACTTAACTACCTTCATAGGTAATAAAGAATACTTATCCTCTGTAGGAATACGATAGCCTATCATCTTAAGCATCTCTTGTTGCTCTTTATTTAGTTTCTTAGGATCAAGGAAGCCTTTATCATCCAGTAATGGTTGGAAGTATTTTTTACTAGTCCAAGGCATAGCTACTTCAGCATACTCTAAGGCCCCATCTTTCATCTTAAGATTAAGTTCATCAGAGAATCCAAAGTTTGTTACCTGTACAAAGGATCCCCCATGAATCTTTTGCTTAGTAATCCTATTCCTAAAGACTGAAGTTACTAAGGCCTCAAGTCTCTTAGAGTGTAATGGATGATATAGAGGTAATTTAAAGTCACCATCTACTAATTGTAGAGCTTCTTCAAATTGCTCCCCTAAGTTTTGAGAACGAACTTCTTCCAGTAATATTTTCTGGATACCTTCCTTAGTTAAGAATTCCTTCCTAACATTATCATAAGCAACCTCAAGGTCTTTACTTATTAACTGATTCCATTTATCCCATAAAGCACGCTTAGTTAAAGGTTCTTCTATACCACTAATTTTGAACATAGCATCTTCTGGTATATCAGCAAAGATAAGTTTCCTTGTCTGAGTACCAAAGATATTCTCATCATCAATATGGTGAGGAGGAGTCTCCTGCTGGAGTCTATAATATCTATTATCTAATGTATGTACAGTGGCCTTACCTAGATTTTTAAAAGGTACTTTACCAAATAGACCAGCCTTAACAACTGATTCAAAATGCATAGCATCAATAACTTTACCCGTCTCGTTATTCCCTTCTAGCGTATGTAGAATCTTGGCCATGGTTGGGGATTGGAAATCCTTATAACCATTCTTAGCATCTTCAGCACTAGGAGTTCTAACTGCACCAGTAGAATCTCTATAAGCAAGCTGTGGAGTTACTATGAATTCTGAGTTCTTATGTTGAGTAGGTAGAACTACACCATCAACTTTATGCAATTGATACATAAAAGGCTTCATAGGATTCATGATGACTTCCATATCATTTATGGTACCACCACCATCCTTGATTCTCTCAAAGGATTCATTAAGTACATCATTCCATCTACCTAATCCTATCTGAACTTTCCTAAACCTATCCATAGTAATATAGGACTGGCCATCAGCTACGTTCACATCTTTAGAAAAGAAGAATCTCTTAGTATCAGGATTAATAGCTACAGGCCTTTGCTCGCCTTTTAGCTCTCTAGTTTCCGTACCAGTTTTGTAACCATAGGAAGCTAGGATACTATACATCTTATCAGAACTAATCTGCTTCGCATCCACACTTACTTGTAAAGCCTTCTTCAGTTCCCCTAATATCTTAGAAGGAACTTCTACATCATCTACATATATATTATTATAGTCTTCTCCAGCTTCAATTACATTACCTTTAGGATCTGTATAGGTAGCTGTAGTATTCAAGAATAAACCAGGAGACCATAACTGCTTATTACGTTTTTGGAAATCAGAAGAACTCTTATAGAATGCTTCATCTCCAGAAGTAAGTTGTGATATCATAATAGATGCGAAGAATGAATCGAAGTAATACTGCTTAAGAAACTCATTCAGATCTTCCTTAGGTACTTCAGTACTTATCTTTCTATCATCACCTGTGATAGCCCAAGCCTCATCAGCTTTAGTCTTCCACTCGCTATACTTCTCCTCTAACCAAGCTTCGATGTTAGCCATAACAGCTTCCTTATTCTCTTCTAAGTTTTTCCCTAGAAAGTCTTTATTCAAAGAAGGTAAGTATATGAATTCATTCTTACGCTTATAAGCATCCATGAAAGCTACATCCTTACTGTTCTTAATCCTATTCATTCTAGTCTGTTCCTGTATAGCTACATTAAAAAGTGCCTTAACAACATCCTTTGTATTATCATTCTTTAGGAACTTAACAAATCCCATAACAGGAGCATCTGCAAATATAGGCACTGCATAGAACCCATACTTACCTTTTACGTTGTTATTCAAATATTGGTTTATAGCAACGGCTTCTACCTGAGCTTCGTTCAGCTTAGTATATTTCTTACCCTTACGCTTGTGTTCCTTATATCCATCTAGGACTACAAACTCAATCTCTTCTCTATTCATAGCATTATAATCCTGCTTAGGATCCTTAATTAAATCCTGTAGCCAAAGATTATCCTGATAGAATGGATCAGTGAGTAGATTATCTACCATAGTATTATCTCCCTTCTTAAGCTGAGCAATCATCTTAGTCATGAAGTTAGGAGGTATATGAGCATACGTCTTCTTGTTATCAATATTAAGGATAGAGGACTCAAATAGTTCTTCTCTATGTCTATTAATAAGATCAGACATTTCCTTAAGTCTCTTTGTCTCACCAACTGCTAGGTGTGGTAACGTGCCTTTCTGGAGCTTAGATATATAACTATCCCTAACCAGGCCGTTCAGATACTCAAACCTTTCATACTTACTAATAAAATTTGGCTCACCTTTCACTCCCTTGTCTACTATAATCTTCTCAAGGTCAGTATAAGTTATATCCAATCCCATACGTTCAGTTAATGATAGGTAATCCAGGAAGTCGCCTTCGTCTAGAGCAGACTCTGTACGCTTCTTCTCAGCTAGAGCTGCAACGAAAGCTTCGAACTTCTGAGAGATATCATCTACCTGCTCGTCACGTATCTCCCCTTTAGAGTTAACTACAAAGTTGTCATGAGGAAGTGGATGCTCTAATGCATAAGACCAGTTATCTAGAACTATGTTCCTGGAATTTCTACGTGCTATATTAAAGACATTAAATCTACCACTCTCATCTTGAGTTACCATAAAGTATTTCATATGAGCCTTCATAAAGTCTACAGTAAATTTAGTCTTTAGAAGTGAGTCATTTTCTAAACGCTCAATCAAAGTATTATACTCAGGGTTCGCAACAGATAGTTCTGCAAGTTTAGCTGATATCTCTTCTGCAGAGTATAGATCAGCTAAGTCACGCTTAAGAGTATTATATATCCTATCAAAATCATAGTACATAGGGAATCCTAAATCATCATAGCGGAACTCAGGCTTGCCAAACTTATCATAAGATTGCTTACCGTTTACAGTCTTGGGTATAGGAACCTGTGATAGAACAGTTCTTATCTCTTTAGATAAACTATCCTTACCAGACATCTGCTCAACCTGTACTTGCCAACCTTCAAGTCTAGTTTGTTCTTCCTCCTCAAGCTGTATATCCTCGGGCTGCTCTGCCTGTGGCCCTTGCTCACCCTTAGTAACTAGAGAGTCATTTCTGATCTTAGTTTTAATTCCACGTACAGCTAATTCTCTAGCAGCTAGTTCTCCTAACTTACCATATTTATTTATAATTTTCTTCTTACCCCTGATAGTAACTTCCGTCTTCTTAACGATGAAAGTATCTATCATAGCTTGAATACGCTCAGCAATATAAGGATCATTAGGATTTTCCAACTTAGCCTTTTCACGCTGCTCTACAAGAGTCTGCTCAACTTCTCTATAGAAAAAGTCAATACCAAATTCCTTAGCTAGATCATGGTAAGAATAATTACTATAATCTTTTTGAGCTTCTGCCAAACCCTCCTTTAAGTCAGCGAGTGAAGTTAGAGGCTTACTAGCTTGCTTACTCTTAATGAAACTATTCATTGAAGTAATAAGCATATCGTTGATAGTAACAACCCTTCTATGCTGTTCACCAGGAGAATTCATTTCTTTTATAAGATACCTAGGCTTCTGTGATTTAAAATTCTTCACATTAGCAGGTATAGGCTTACGGAATTTCTGACTCCAACTATTAGCTAGAATAAAGGTATCCTGCATACTAGTCCTATTGAATACAACTTGTCTAACGAATGCCCATAGTCCTTTAAAGAACCTATTGATACGTGCACCCCAAGATGTATTCTCCATCTCAGTCTCTACAAACTTCTTAAACTTTTCAGCCATACGCTCTTCTAGAGCTATCTTCTTAGCTTCTTGTTCGGTAAGCCCTTCTATGGAATCCATAACTTTTTTAACCTCAGCAGCCATTAATGGTTTACTACTAGCTTCTTCTGCTAACAGTTTCTTCTGCTGAGCTTCTGATAAGTATAGGTTAAATACAGCGTGGAAAGCTTCATGATAAGTAGTTCCTGTAGCAGCATTGTCAGATATATATACAGCAGCATTGTAGAATGTACCCCAAGCTAGTTCCCCACCTTTAAGTACTTCCTTAAGATTCTGGAATACATGGAATGGTACGTTAGGGAATCTAGACTTAAACCAAGCCTCTTCCTTCTTACGATCCCATTGTTGCATATCCTCACTAGTCTTAAGGCTGAACCTTCTACTTGAGTCTGCTTGATTATTATCACGATTAGTGGCATTCTCAGCTTTAGGTGTAGGTTTAGTAGTAGGCTTAACCTCTGGAGTAGTAGGCTTAGTTTCTACAGGCTCCTGCTGAGGGTCAACAGCTACAACTTCCTCGTCCTTAACTTTAGGAGTAAGAGATTCATCAGTCTTATTAACATCTTCATTATCAGACTTATATTCTACAACTGGTTCAGCTACAGCTTTATTCTCAGAAGCTTTTTCATCATGTGGATTATCCTTAGGCACTACAGGAACACTTCCCTTAGGAGCATAAGGTACCACATCTATCCTACTAGAATGGGTATGCTGGTTAGGATGTAAGTTAGTCCATAACCTACCCTCACTAGATACCATCTCATTATAAGTTTTTTGATCTCCATACTTAACTGTAGAACGTCTATTAATTTCCTTAGAGGATATCTGTAGAGGTATGCTCTGAAGTAACTTAATCATATCAGTATTAGTTCTAAGCTCATTCCTCTTAACCTCTAAAGGAGAGTCATTCTTTCTTGTAAAGGTGAAGGTATCAGTCTCCTTATTATATTCGTACTCCAGGTAAGCTACCTTAGTAGCAGCCTTTTGAACTTTACCAAAGGCTACTGTATTAGAACTTTCTAACTGAGCCATCAACTCTTCGTATAGAGCAGCATTATTAGGCAATCCTTCTGGCCCAATCACAGGCTCATTATATAATCTGAAAGGTACCCATTCTCCAGCAGAGTTTTGTATTATAAGATATGTTATACCAGCTCTTACTGCAGAAAATTTACCAGTGCTCTTAGAAGTTTTCTTAATCACTGTAGTATTAACAGGCATCTTTTTCTGGTTAGGTACATGTAAGGTAAGACCATTAGCTGTCATGATACCAATACCTAATAAGAAAGGCTGATCATTAGTTAATACTTGAGTAGGTTTAAGCTTCATCTCCTGAGCTTTTGTTTTCGAGAGAGTCCAGAATCTACCCGCATGTATCTTATCTACTTTACCTCCAATAGAGAATCTATGTTCCCCTTTAGTTTTCTTAGTATTAATAGTCTCTGTAAAGATATCATTCCTAAGCTGTTGTAACTGAGCTTCTTGAGCTGTATCAGTGAACTTAACTTTACCTTTACCATATGCTTGATCCATACGAGGGAGTGTGCCAATAACTTTACCACTCTTCTTATGGACTATACGTATTAATGCATTTCTCTGAAAGATTTCATTATGCATCATATCTTCATGAGACATCTTAAGTACTCTAAGATCCTTGCCATCCTTTTTAATTATCTTACCTCCAGCATCCCTAACATATTCAAAGGGCAGCCCCAGGTCATCCATTAGGAAACCTGCAGATTGGCTCTGGTTAAATAATGTAAGGTCTACCTCATAGTATATCTCATCATCAACTGCAACATTACCAGGCTTATCTAGGAAGTCAAAGTCTACCTTAAAGACATCCCTATTCATAGTATTATCCTGAAGCTGATGAGTAGTCTTATGAAACTCAAAGAATCTCATTGTTTTGTCCATTAAGAACTTAAATATAGTAGAAGAGAATGCTTTAACAGGCTTCTTTACTTTCTCCTTAACATCTACAGGATCTAGTTCGCCAGCTTCTGACGAATCCTCAGTAGTACTATCAGGAGTATTAGGAGTAACAAGCTCGATAGGAGCAGGTTTATTTTCTACTACAGCAGCTTCTTTCTTCTTCTTAGCAGAGCTTTTAGCTTTCTGAGCATAGTACTCATTTATAAGAGATAAAGTCTTTTTGGTCTCAGGGGTATTAGTAGGGAGAATACTACTAACGAAATCTGCAAATCCTTGTGCAGAGTTATTCTTATTAGTAAGCAGTTTCATAAGTCCTGCAGGTGTACCCTCCTTCTGGAGTAGTGCTTCTATCTCGTCCATCTCAGTGGCCAATAAGAATTCTCTACCCTCATACCGATTGCCAATTTGCGCACCAGTTGTCTCTGTAACATTAGGAGCCTCGGCAGCTTGTTTGTTAAGTGCCTCTGTCTTAGCTTCGTTTACAGTACCTTCAGCTTCAGTACCTTTAACATCATTATCAAACTTGTCCATATTAACACCATCAGTAGGGGCCTCTTCATCACCACTACTTTCTATCTTCTCAGTAGTGTCCTTCTTTAGCTTCTCCTTATTACGCTTGATTTGATCCTCAGTATCTTTACGCTGATATTCCTTATCAGAGAAATTCTTAAAGTCCTCAGCTCGCTGGGTATACTCTCTTGTAGTCTGTATCTTTTCAAACTCAGCACTACCTAATGCTTTCACATCAACAGTCCCAGAGACATCCTTATCAGTATTCTTCTCTTCATTAGTACGAGGGTCTTTCTCAAGAATACCATCATTCTTCTTCTTAGTGGCAGCTATCCTAGCCTCATAAAACTTCTCTTTTATTTTATATAACTCTCTCCTAGACTGCTTGAGATCACCTTTCTCTAAGCGCATCTTAATATACTTTAAGCTCTTCTCATAACCATCTAGTATAACTTGGTTATCTAATAATTCTCTACCAGTTGCAGATAGTTCGTGTAACAGAGCTTCTGAATCTTTGAGCTTAGTAATCTTCTTCTCAATGGACTCTAGTTTTTCACCATAGACATCCTTTAAGAACTTACTCTTAGCAATCTTCTTAGCGTAGTAAGGGTCATTAGTTTTAACTGCCTTAGTGTATTCATCAGCAGCTCTCTGTGCGTTAGCTATATCAGAATCAAGTATACCATGTTCTTCCTTAAATGCATTCAATTCTTCAATAAGACTTTCTGTATTACCATTAGCAGCTGCCTCAATAGCCATGTCAGATATTACAGACTGACCTATAAATTCCTGAGCATCTACATCATGGACTACTTCAGCCTCTTCTCTAACTCCAGCAAAATGAGCTAGTTTGGCCCCACGCTCTTCAATTTCTTGAACTCTACGTTGCTCCTCAGTAAGTATCCCTTTAGAGTTAAGTATAGCATCGTTAATCTTCTTACCTGCCGTAGCAAATACTCCGCCACCTAGTGCTCCCATAAATGCTGAAGACCAGAACTCACCCTTATTCATGGCATGTCCCAGACGTTCAGTAAATGAGGAATCATCTGTTTCCCCAGATGCAAGCTCAGCAACACGTTCAGCTTCTTCGCCTACTACAAATTGAAAACCTTCTTCAATACCTTCACTAACCATAGTTGAAGCTACATCATAAGGCTGAGCAAACCTAGCTTCCTTTAATTTATTTTTAAGTCCCTTAGCTTTTAAAGCTTTCTCTACCTTAACACTCTTAGGTATCTTCAAGCGATTCAGAGCCAAGTATTGAGGTAAGTCCTGTGCCATCATAGCCCAGTTGGTATTCCAGCTGAACTGTGCACCTTTGGCAGCATTCTTTCTAGCTTCCTGCTCATCCATACCTCCCTCAACGAATTCTTCGTACTTGCTTTCAAAGACTTGAGAAGCCTCCATCATGTTCTCCATATACCTAGATACAGTAGCTTGTCCTAAACCAGTAGTCATCCACTTAGCAGTCTTGCCCATCTTCTGGCTTATGTTCATTGCTTTGCCTAGCATACTAACTCCCTTAACAGCACCTGCAGCGGGTATCATAAGACTTAATGTAGAAGCAACTGATGGAGCATTAGACATCCACCATGACCATGAGCCTGGATTAAACTTACCTTGATCAGCTTCTTTTTGGTATATAGGAGTAGCCTCTTGTGTCCAAGTACGTAAGCCCTTACCTATATCTGATAACCAGTTGCCCCAATCATCTTCAGTCTGGCTGACAGTTCCTACTATGTCTTCAACGTCTAGCATATATCCTAAGCCTTCTAGAGTACCTCCAGCAATCTCACCAACTATGGCTTGATTTAATGCATTACCTAGCTGGGCCATCTTACCCTGTCTATGAGCACGGATATCCCCTACCCTATCAAGATTCTCTAATACAATATTCTTATCGTACTTAGATGTAAGTACATTACCTAACTGATGTACACCAGGAACAGCATAGTTCTTAGGTACGTCACCAGGCATAAGTTGTTCTTGCGGATTATCTTTCTCGTAATCAGCTATACTAGCATAAGTCTTCTTTGCCATAATTATAATACTTTCATAAATTTTTCAGGAGTTAATATAGTAGTGTTGCCTTCCCCATCCTTATACTCTACTTCATATCCCCATAAACCATCTATATTGATAACAGGAATACTACGTGCTTTTCTACCACCGCTTAAATTTCTAACAGGAGCTTCTCCCGTTAGTCTGTTGTAAGAGGGTAAAATATCCATATACAAGTTGTTCATTAACCCTTGCTTAGTATCTTTCATCCCAGGATCGCCTACAGCATATCTAAGAGTCTTACCACCCACTTTAGCTGTAGCATATAAAGCTCCATCTAAATAAGGATTATTTTGCATCTGACCTACTACTTGGAAAGTTTTCCAGAACTCATCAACTTTTTCATCATCCTTAAAGCCCTCTAGTATGTCAACAAGTTGGCCCTGACCATTTCCTCCTAATTGGAAGACAGGTACATCCCCTAAGGTAGATTTAACTAATTTAGTTTTGTTACTCATATCACTAGCCTTTTCCCATCTACGATATCCAAAACTTTGATCTTCTAAACCTTTATCAGCATAGTCTATACGTCTTTCCAGATCCTTTTGATCACCTATAGCATCGCCTTTCATAGGCCTTATCCTACCTTTAATATTAGCATACTCTTCGTCACTAGTACCGCCTACCCAGCCTTGGCCAAAGAGACCACTGTCACGAGTAGTACCGAAATCAAATTCTTCTGAAGCAGTGTTATATGTACCAGCAGCGAAGTCGTCAGATGTACCACCACTACCGTCAGCAGGATCTGGCATTCTAAACTTATTTCTTACTACATCCTCTATCACTCTCATCTCTGAATTAAAATATGCATCACCAGCTGCACGAGCATAAGCAAGTTGCCTAGCCATAGGTAGATTATTTTGAACATATTCCTGAGCCATCTGATGAACTTCATTAAAGGTTTTGCCCTTAGTAGCACTACTATTAACCCAGGTATTTAATTCCTTACCTATGTCAACGTAGTCAGCTATTGGAGTTAGTGGATCCTGCATAGCTAGGCTTTCCATATAAGCAGGAAGCTTACCTTCAGTCACACGTTTATTAATGCCCTCTATATTTTTCTGAGCAGTCGTATACCTAGTTTGTATCTGACCTAACTCTCCAGACTGTAGATTAGTTTCTAATTCTCTACGCATTCCTTTCATATATGGAATTAACTGTGAGTAGTCACCCTTAGCACTAGCTATCTTATTTTTTATTGCATCGCCATAGGTCTTCTGGATTTGCTGTAGTCTCTCCTTGTCTGGGCCATAAGCCCTAACTGAGTTAACTAACCTATCACTAGCATCTGATAATGCTTCCCCTTGGAGGAAGTCTTGATGCTCTCTCTGCTTTGTCTGAGAGTACATGTTCAGCTGTTGTGCTTGTAAGCCAGCTAAAAAGTTCTGATTGATTGGGGTCAGTCTCTGACTAACACCTTGAGTAAATGGAGTTATAGCCATGCTTATTGTGTTAAATTATATGGGTCAAACGTACTTATCCTCTTATTAATATCATATAACTTCTTTACATAAGCCTCTTTCTCAGCTTGTTTGGCTGCAGGATTATATATCTCTGAAGTATTATAAATAGGATTAAAATTAGGGTCTTGTTTATGAGTAGGAGGAGGTGCTTCTGACTGCTTATATAAAGACAAAAAGTTTACTCCTGTTAGTGCACCTAACTTAAGTAAATCCATTCTCTCTTGTTTAGTCAGTGGCTCATCCTTTAGCTTCTCTGCAGGCTTATCCCCAGATATAAATCTACTTCCATCAGATAATACATCTAGTGCTGCTTGTCCAGTTAAGGATACAGTCTCACTAATCTTCTCTGTAAATGATTTATCTTGGTTCCATATATCTCCTAAAGATTCTCCATATCCTGGAATATCTTCTGCTATAGGAGAGTTGGCCCCTTGAGCAGCAGCCATAGATGCGATATCAGCATCATGAGCAGCCTTAGCAGGATCTACAGTACCTGTACCTTGTGGTGTAGTACTATTAGTTGTAGCTGGAGACTGTGGATTTAAATTAGCTGTATTAATATCAGGACGTAATATAGGATTATCTACTTTCTTTACAGGAGACTCATAATCACCCATGATATTCTTATTAGTAGCATCAATATAACCTTTCATGAGCTCTTTGTTATCAGCTAAAGCAGCCTTATATAATGCTTGTTGGCCTACATACTGTCCTAAATCAGATAGTTGACTTAATCCCATAGAAGCTAGATTACTTTTAGTAGCTTCACTCTGTAGATTAAATTGATCAACTCCATAGTCTGATTGTGCATTCTGACCTTGAGCCATTAAAGATTGTCTAGCATTAAATGTATCAGCTTGCATTTGATTCTGAGCATCTACATTAGCTTTATACTGCTGAGCTTTAGATAGTGCTTGGCCACCTGCAGTCTGAGCTGCAATCTGTCCAGCCATGGAGTTCCTAAGGTTACGTCTAGTTATATTAGTCTGGCCTTCGATACCTCTAAGCTCTTCACTAACATCATACTCAGGAGCTTCTATACGTTCTGGAGTAATCTGATAGTCTTCCTTATTCAGTTTCTCAGTCTTGCCAAATACACCTCTTGCTAAGTTAGCAACAGCAGGTAAAGCTTGTGCTGCCATTGTTAGAGCTTCTGTATTACCCAAAGTATTTACTATACCACCTTTAAGGTTATCTCCAGGATCACCTGTTAAAGTAGGGTCATGTGTATAAGTATCCTTAGTTTGTATAGAAGTTGGATGAGCACTATAAGTAGCTGGAGCTTGAGGTTGGATCCCTATATCTAATTGCTCATATGGCACATCAGTATTATCATTACCAGTGTAATGGACTGGAGCTACTTGAGGCTCAATTACACCTGGCCAGCGAACCAAAGGGTTAGAAGGCTGAGTTAGGTCTAACCCTAAACCTGGTTGCATGAATCCTGACTGTCCAATAAAAGGAGGATCTGTTGGAGGAGCACTATAAGTAGCTGCAGAATCTTTATTATATGTAGTTGGTACATTAGCACCAGACCTAGTAGCTATAGCTTCAGGAACCCCTGTATTAGGAAATGCAGTAACTCCTTGAGTACCCATATTAATAGGATCAATATAAGGATTCTGATAATTATCCAAGATATTAAAGTTTCCAAAGGTCTGCTCTTGTCCTACAGGAGGAATGTCTGGGTTTATATACCCACCTAAATTAAAGTTTTCAGTGACGAACTGTGGAGCGACTCTAGTATTGTCAGCCTCCATAGCTACTCTCTGTATTTCTTGTTTCTGTTTTAAAGCTGTCAGTTCAGCTATTAAAGACTTCTCGGCCATAGGATCAAGCTCAGATAAATCATCCCCTAAACGGACTTTATACTTAGCCATGATCTTTTTAGCTTGAGAAGCATATGAGGGTTTCTTCTTAGCCATCGTATTCAATATTATCTGAGAATATATAATCACCAAACTTGACTTCATTGTTGTCAACCATGGCTATATCTCCTAGTTTAATACTATCAGTGGTACCATTACCACCTTTAATTTCTGAAATACCTTTGTTTGTAGAGCCTAGTGACCCACCATAAGCTCTATTGAGCATAGTAGGATCTAGGTTAGCATTATATTGTTGAGCAGCTGTTTGTTGGGTAGCCATATCTAATTGACCTTGCTGGGCTTTAGCAGCTTTGTCCTTACCAACTTGCCCTGCTATACTTCCAACACCACTAGCCATAAGAGGTACACCAGCAATAGCCCCGCCAGGAACTATACTGAGAGCAGCTCCAGCAGCAGTCTGTAAAATGCCTGGGATATATCCCCCAAACTTAAACCCTGGTATATCAGTATTACCTACATTAGGTCTTTTATCTTTAGGTTTAGGATTACCTGGCCCCCATTGAATATCAACAGGGGAACCACCCTCATTACTGGAACCTAAATGCTTACCTAAATTCCTAGCTTGCCCATATATACTAGTACCTTGATCGGGTATAGACTTTAAGTAACCAGCTAGTGAAGGATCAGCAACTCTATTATTAAAATTATACTGATCAGATACTATTGTATCATTACCATGTATATTAATATTAGCCTGACCTAAGGTAGTCTTAAGGTTATATGCTGGATCTGTAGCCTTCTTTAATATTTCAGAATTCTTAGCAGAACCCCCCACATCACCGTATTGTGTTCCTGTGGCATAATCAGCATACTCTATAGTATTCTTACCTTTAGCTAAATTCTTTTTGGTAATATCCTTAAGAATCTTCATTTCTTCTGGGGTCAGGCTCTTCTCCGTAATAGGAGAGTCTCCACCTGCTATATCGTAAAGTAGTTGGTTAGCTGCCAAAGGAACCCCTAGATTCTTATGCCTCATATCCCTACTAACTCCACCAAGAGTTCTACTCTTTCGCTTTCTCTTAGTCTTAGTTTCTGCCATAATATATATAATTTGTGTGCAAAGATACGATAATCAAGTACCTAATGCAAGTGATTTCCAATATTTATTTTTAGTTAATGCCCTCAATGAGCTTATCTAAGGTGAGGTAAGAAATATACTAACACATCATGTAAGTTCATTTTATATCCCTTAGTGTTGTCATAGTAGAGTTTTAGAAACATGTAAGTATCTCTTAGCCTGGACTTTGAATCTAGACTATCACGATCTAACATAAATCTCCATAACCTAACTTTATTCTTACGCTTGACCTTATCAACTGTTAAAGGAATTACTCCAGTATCTTGATATTGATTCCACGCCTCATATTGATAGAAGGTTTCATCAGTAGCTGTTCCATCAGAAGTATTCTGAACATACTCTACATTAGCATAAACCTTACTCTTATCAGGCATTGGGTTAGCTATTAAAGTAATCGTAGTATCATATACACCACCATAGAATTCTCCAGCATTGCCTATATCATGTACATAGACATTTGCAGTAGGAGCACTATTAGGCTCTACAGATAATAGTGTACCATTAATCTCCGTATATATAGCTGGCACAAAATCATAGAAGGATTCAAAGCCTAGGCCATATTCAGAGTAGCTTAAAGTTTCTCGTGTAGCGTAATCTGTAAAGCTAAATAATATCCTATTATTGGCAGAATCATATATACTATGTACGCCCACTCCTTGTAAGGTATTATCCACTGTAAGTAGGTCTCCAGTAAGATTATTCTTTAACCAGGACTCCATACCATTTGAAGCACTTAATGGGCCCAAGCCTTCGCCAGTATAAGACATGATTGCCTTATTAGTAGCATCGAAGTAATATAAGCCGTTATTAGAGCTTACAACTGAGAACTGATGTCTAGTACCATATTTTGTAGATACGTACACATGCGAGTCGAGAACGCCTCCTGTGCCCAATACAAGCTCTGTATCATTCTCTGCATTGATAACAACTCCACGTTCATTTACAGAAGCTACTCCAAATGCATACCATTGAATAAATACTAAGCGATCATTAAAGTTATGTAAACTAGTTATCCCACCATAGTTAGATTGTACATCTAGCTTATTATCAGGTAAGAAGGATAACCAACTATCAGCTAATTCTCCATATACCTTTTGTAGGCTGTTCCTGATTCTACTATCATAGTCAACTATTCCTGTAGATAATAGATATTCAGCTGGATAATTAATAATAGTATTTCCCTGAGAGTATACAGGATTGTATAGCATTAAATCATAGGACTGCGTATAAGGATCATAATA